AAGTCGAGCAACTTGGCAGGCATATTGGTCGTGCATTTGTTACTGTTGGTTTGTGTTTTTTTTATTATGTGGTGATAGCCCGTGGGTTTTTTGTGGGAGGAGCGGTCGGCAGCGTCAGATGTGTAGAAGCCCGCGCGGTCTGCGCTGGTCGTCCGGCGGAACACCGTCCAGTAAGGTGCCTCGATGGCCCGCTGGTCGACGACCGGGACCGCGGTGCCAGAGTTGTCCGTCCACCCAATCGGCGGGGCCTCTACGAACGATGTGGCCGGCAGCCCGAAATTGTCCTCGATGAGTTCGATGCGGATCGTCCCGGACTCGAGGTCGCCGATGTTCATCGACACCACCCGCATGATCAGCGATGCGATACCGAGGTCAGGCCAGGTCAGCTTGACCGCATCGCCCAGGTAAACCGCGAAGGCCTCGCGGGTCGCGATGATGGTTGCCTTCGCCAGCCCGCGGCTTCTGGTTTCGAGCTCACGTTGGGCGACCCTGGCGGCCAGTGTGGCGTCCGTGATGCCGAAGTAGTCCAGTTCCTGCGGAATGACGCGCCCCTGGTTGCGGATACTGGCCAGATTCTGGACGGTCACCGCATCCTGCTTCCCGCCCTCCTCTGCCCGGGTGAACTTGAGCGTGATCTCATTGACGATCTCGGCCGCCCCAGCCCGGCTGAATGACTCGAGGTCGCAGTTGTCCGGGTCGAACACCGGCAGCGAGCCGGTGTCGTAGTCGTCGCGAATCAGCTTGATGAAAAGCCGTCCGGTCTCCCGGTCCTGGTTGGGCGCTCCATTGATGTGCCGCAAGACCTCCTCGGCGAAAGCCTCGATGGTGGACTGCTGACGCCAGACAAGCGAGATGCCGAAGCCCTCCGTGTAGAGCGTATCAGCCACGGCCCGCATGCGGGTGTCATCGATGAGCCCTGGACTGTACCCCATGATCCTGGTCCAGCACTCATAGATGATGTGCGCTGGGTTTGCGTCGTTTCCGATCCGGGCCTTCGCCAGATACCACCCAGACCGATTGTAGGATCGCAGCAGCGCCTTGATCGGCTTGAAGTATGGGTTCATCGCGCTGAATGCGAACCCCGGCTGATTGGTGGATCCCTTGCCGAAGAACATCGATAGCAGGCCACGATAGGCCGGAGTCGAGCCAACAATACCGGCCGCGGTGAGCGAATCAACCAGGTCGGCAGGCGCAGTCTGCGAGGTGCCACCCATCAGGACCTGAACATCACCAGATAGACCGCCCTCACGCTCCTCGCCACCGAACAGGCCAGACTTGCGTATCTCGATGGCCTGGTTGCTGGTCACAGATCCAGACCATGCCACCCGATCCCCTGCCCGGATCTCGACTACCTCGTCGACCGGGCCCTGGCAGAACACCAGAAGCAGGTCCATGTAGTACCAATACCCGGCGGTGTAGTCTCCGCCCCCGCCGCCGCTCATGCCTGCTGCCCCTCATACTCGTGCGCGAACTCGACCAGGCGCGTCGCCATGGCATCGCCGGTGGCCAGGATCTGCTCCTCTGGCAAGCCGGAGCTCATGAACTCAGCCCAGTCCAGCCCATGGCGCAGGAAGAACTCTCGCGCCCCCTTGTTGCAGTAGCGCAACAGGCGAAGGTGCTTGTGCTCTATGATCACTTCTTGCCCCCCGACTTTCGGATGGCCGTGGTCGACTGGTTGCCCCAGTACGCGATGTGCGGATCCTCGATCCATGCCTGCCCGAACACGATGGGGATCGGCTCGCCATCCTTGGTCTCCGGGATGTCGATCTGGCCTGGCTGCTGAGCCTGCGGCTTTGGCCTGGGCGTCAGCAGGTACGAAACGACGCTGATGGCGAGCGAAACAAGTATCGCGACCCACATGGTCGAGTCCTCAGTAAATCGGTGTACCGTCGAAGGGGTTCTTGGTCGGGGTGTGCGGCATGCCTCCGAAGTTGGCGGCATTGGAGAACCGCCCTGAGCAGTGATCCATGGTGTGATTGCAGCCCGGGTAGACCTCGACAGGTATCCCATCGAGCAGGCCTGTTATGGCCTCCAGCGTCGTCACGACCAGCGATCCCGATGTGCTCGACCGGATGGCGCGGCGCTCCTGGGTGCCGGTGTTCTGGTTGGTCCACTCGACGTACCCGCCCGCGAATCGATCGGCGGTGTAACCGCTCGCGCCGGATACCGTGACGGTATTCGACGTGACGCTTGCCGACGTCCCGGCCACCCGGTGCGTCAGGTTGTTGACCCCGCAATCGGCACCGTAGAGGACGTGAGGGCACTGCCGCTGGAAGAAGCGGCGCAGACCTGGATTCTGCATCGATGACCGGATGGGCTCGCAGGTCATGGTGACCTCGGTCGATGACCATTTACAGTCAATCACGCGCCCAATCCAGATCACGCCGGACACTCCGTCATCGCGGTGCATGCGCCGGATGGTCAGCGACAGAACGGCAGACGGGGTGCCAGCCTTGAACAGATCAGCCACCGCCAGATCCCGCTGCGCGGTAATCTCCAACGAGTTGCGCCCGATATCGTGGGTGTACTCGATCTCGGCACGCTTGATCGCCACCGCACCGAAAATGATCGTTCCAGTGTCAACATCCTCGTCGGCGCTCGTGTAGTACCAGCGCTTCAGCCCGCCCAGGTCGAATTCAAAGGTCTCGATTGGGCTGCCGAGATGACTGGTCTCTGCGCTCAGGAAGCTCATCGTGACACCATCTGGAATGTCAGCTCACACTCAGCGAGCTCGTTGGTCAACCACCGAATGGACACCCGGTCGGATGCCAGTCGGCACAGCGGGCAGAACGAGGCCATCATCAGGTCATCCGGCTCGATCTGGATCGCGAACGAGGCTGCAAACTGCGCATCGATCTCGTCACCGTCCATGGTCAGACTCGACAGCCGATTGACGACCGTGCCGTTTGAGCGGGTGCGGAACGCCACCGACACCGGGTGCCTGGCCGGGTCAATCAGGTCCGAGTGGTTATCCGCGAATGTCGCACCGGCGCCACCAGACACCACGGTGCCGATGACCACGAAATCGCTGGCGTGGATGTTGACCCAGGCCGGCGTGTGCCGACCAGCCAGCCGCCCTAGCATCGCCCGGAAGGCGCTCATCTCAGCCCGACCGTTGATCATGTAGCGCAGGCGGAACATGGATGACGGATACTCTCGGCTCGGGGCCCGGAGGCTGACGCCGCTCAAGTAGTCGATCTCATCGGCCTCGTACTCGAACGTGATACCGATCGGCTGCGACCAGTTTGGACGCCGTTCGATGATTTCGAAGCCGTCCAGCAGTGTCGGTGTCGTGCTTGGCAACCAGGCATCGGCGTCCTGTGGCAACGCCTGGAACTCGACGGTGCTCTGCAGCATATTGTCTGTGACCCTACGGGCTGACACGCTCTGCGGCAGCTTTGCCACGGCGCCCGGGTAGACCTCGGCGCCGGCAGGGAACGTCGATGTGATCGGCTTTTTGACTGCCACGCTGGACTGTGTGATGGCGTCCACCTCATGGGTCTCGATGGTATCTCCCGATCGGACGAACAGCACCCCGCCGACCGCAAATCCCTTGTTTGATGTGGCCACCTGCAGGACCGATGTGCCACCCGTGGCCTGCGCAGTCAGTTCGCTGCGGTCTGCCCAAATCGGGACGCCATAGGCGCGGTTCTGGTAGCCAGTGATGTCGAAAAATGCCTGACGGGAACGGTCGCCCTGCAGCTGGATGGAGTAGGACCACGACCGTCGTGGCTTGCTGCGGATGCGCTGGCGCTGCTCCTGCCCGGATCGGCTTTGGGAGACTGACGTGCGCCACTCCAATGACTCGGTGACGCCATCGCGCCAGTTTGGCGGGTAGAAGAACGGCACGATCCGCTGCGCGGTGACCTGGAATCCTCGGAGCAGCCCGTCAATGGTCCAGCCGAGCGACAGGTTGATCGTTGCAGGACCGTCCTCCAGCACCGTTACCGTGTAGGTCTCAAACTGCAGCGGCGCGAGGGTGTACGGCGCCGAAGTCCCCGTGATGGTGACGCCATCGGTGTTTGACAGGCTCTCCGACTGGACCGGCTTGGAGACGAGGTAAGCATTCCACAGCTCCACCGTCGCCGATGTGTCCGCAGTGACGTTGCCGAGATTCAGCACGGCCGGAGTGACATGGATTCGATTGTAGAAGTGATCGAAAAACGAGATCAGCAGGCTGCCTTGACGCGATACCGCCGGAATGTCCAACCGGGTGTAGGACGTTATCGAGCCGCTGGTAAGCCCGGCACACTCATGCAGCAGTTCAGGGAACCCACCAACCGGATACCCCGGATAGTCTGCGGATGTCGCCCCCGGTGGATGGGTATGATACCAAGCCTCAAGGACAATTACTGACGGCAATACGGACATCAGTCAATCCTTCGATATGCCAGCCCGAGATACCCCGTTGATAGTACGCTGGCCCCCAGGTTGTTCATGTTGTTCACGAATTTACGAATGGGGAACAGATACCAGTCATCGTCCCCGAGAGCCAATATCCCCTTGCCCCCGATGTAATCCAGTTTCACCGCCGCGAAGTCTTTCACGACCCCGACGATGCAGTTGAACGTCGTCCCGCCGAAATCACCATAAGCGCGGAGGTATATCGGGTGCAGCAACGTGCGACCAAGGAAAGCATTGTTTGCGTACAGATGATTGATGGGGTTTGTACCGAGGGTGCCTTGATAACCAATGGCAGAGGGCACCACAAATGCACTCTCCGGACTGCTGTTGCCGATGTACTTTGTTACCCCATTGATTTGACATGCCCCAGACCGAGACCCTGAACCAGTTCCTCCGGTCATTGAGAACGGATATATCAGCCGGAAACGGAGTGGATTACCCTTGTCATCGTAAATGCTTTCCTCAGTTCCACAAGCATATGCCCCACCAGGGTAGTTGTATGTCCGGTCAAGCCGACCAATTGTGCCGTGCCAGAATTCGCCCGGCACATCTTCAACAACGAAATGCAGATACTCCGATGTGCCGAAAAACCAATATGCCGTGGTTGGGAACGTCATCGGCCCCACCATCGGAAACATATTCGCCCGCCATGCGGTGTTGGGCTGATTGTAGAAATCCGCCCCAGGCGTGTGCCCCGAAGCGACATTCAGCGCGAGGTGCGTACCGTTGTATATGCCGACACCGAGATAATTCCCGGCAACGGATAGCAGGTTGGTGCTCGCAACGGTGGTCCCTCCTGTACTCAGATTGGACCACCCGAGCGTAGTGGTTGCGAAGGTAACCAGCTTGTCCCGCAGATCGGTAAGACTTGATGCAACACCGGTTTGAAATGCCATTATGCCAACCTCAATGCTGACCACTCATGCCAAGCGGTGCGAGATATGTTCGGGAACACGATGTAATCGGTGTCAATTATACTTCCCGCTACCAGCGGAGCACCGGTTTCAGTCAGGCCGCTACACCAATATGCACCATCTATCCGACCCATAAGCCCACCGGGTGAAGCACTGACCAGTATCTCATAGGGGATCATATTCACCGAACCATCTGGATTCGCTTGGCTGGCCCCTCGTTGGCTTGCAGCCGAACCGAAATATCCATAGGAAGTGGGCTTTATGTAATTGGTCGTTGTCAACGGATTATCACTGGAATTGTAGTTTTCAAGTGACGCCCAACCGAGGTTACCGGGTAGATACAGCTTCGCCGTGCCGGTGGTTGGGTTGGCGAAGTGTCGATGACCGGCCACATCTGAAGTCTGAGCGTTTCCATCCGAGTTCGTTCCCGCAAGGAAAAACGGATAGGGGTACTCCGATGCACTACCATACGGGAGTATTTTCCCGAGGTGAAACATCGACCAGATAGAACCAGAACGGAAAAGACAGATGAGCCGCTGACCGTTGGCCACAATCCAATAGTCCATCGGATCAGCAGAGCATGTCACGTAAGCAAACGCAGCAAGAGGTTGATCCGTGAAATCGGTGTCCCAAGATGGATTTGAGCCGTAGTTGCCGAAGTAACCGGCAATCTCCAGATTCGAGTAGGTTCCCGATGTTCTGGTCCGAATCCCGCCGAATATCTGCTCGGACCCGCTCAGACCAGGTGCTATGAACATCCACTCCCTTTCAGAGCCGTTCATTGCCCATTTGATTTCTGACCAGTTGGAAGCGCCCAGTCCGGTCGTACAGAAAGTACGGATTTTAGACAGCAGGTCCGTGTGGTTTGTTGCCGCCGTTCCGCCCGCGATGGTGCCGCTGGTGAATGCCACGGTTACCCTCCAAGGATGCTCTTGACGGCGCTCTTGTTGCGCCGCACCAGATTGATGAATGCCTGCTCGCCGGCGGCGCTGCTGAGCCCTTCAGACACCACGCTGGATGAGTCGAACGAGTTGACGATCTTGATGTTCGGCATCTGTCCGCCCTGCCCGACCTGGTCGCGCGGGATGACCTGCTCTCCGCGCTCGAGGATGGCGGGAACCTCGCCCGGCTTGAGCCCTGCAATGCCGCCAGAGTGGTAGCGCGGGGCTCCCGCAAAGGCCATCGCCGGCACTCTGCGCCGGGTGCCTCCTCGAATGCCAACCAGGGCTCCATCGTGCGCCACCAAGCCGTTGATACCGCCAGCGATACCTTCACCAATGCCGCCGCCAAATGCCGACTGCAGGGATTTCAGGATGGCCGCCTGGAGAATCATTTGGGCAATCTGCCGCAGGAAGTCTGCCGCAAACGACCGGAATGCGTCCTTGGCAGTTTGGGTACCGCGCGCCACGTCCATCAGTGCGTTGGAAAGGCCGCCAGCCAGGCTGTCGTTGATCTGCTCGCCGGTGACAACAACCTCGCGCCGCACTGCGGTGACGCTGGATTTCATGGCGTCGATCTTGGCCACGGCCGCGGAGTCGCCCAGGTTATCTGCCAGCCGGCGTGCTTCGTCGGCGGCCTTGGTGATCAGCGGCAGATACTCGGCGTTGATGTCCTTGATGCGCTGCTGAGCGCCGGCCTGCGTCTCGAGTCCTGACGCCAGATCAGTCTCGACAACCGATAGCAGGCTCTGCCGGGTCGAGATCAGCTCATTCAGCCGCTGCTCGGCAGCAGCCTGTTGCTCGGTCGCAAACTTGAGTCGCTCGGCCTGCTGCTCGATCTCGACAAGTCGCTCGACGTCGCCGGCCCCCGCCGTGTTGCCGATGGCTTTGAGGTCGGTGATGAGCTTGGCGTACTCCTGCCGGATCAGCGCCAGGCGCTCCTCCAGCGTGTCCGCCTCGGACTGGGCGATCTTGTCACGCACCGCCTGCAGCTCGGTGTCCAACCTGCCTCTTATACACACCCGACGCCGCCACCAAACCCTCACGTATCGCACCCCCTCCGCGCCCCACGCATACACAAACCACGCGCTGACA